CTAAAGCTAACTTGTGAAAGAACAAACTGCACTTTCTTTGAAACATTACTTATAGAAACCTTTAAAAATCCAATTAACCCATTTGTTCCATAAGCTTTTAACTTTGTCCCAAGCTTTGCAACAAATGTTTTTACATTTATTTATCATGTTTTTTCTCCTCAATTTCGTAAAAGAAGTTGTCCGTATCTTCGGTCTTCCATTTACTTGTATTTTCAACATTCCATTCTGAGGTTTGCACTTTCCATTTTGGAATCTCATCTTTAACTGTGAAAGAAGGGATGTCCCATATACATCTGTTATTTGGTTGTGCTGCATAGTTCCCGTCATCGAGAGCTATGATATGAGCGCATTTATGCTCATGCGGAATCTCTGAATGGTCCGTATCTAATATATTACTTTCAGGATGTGCGAAGTCAACAGTAAATAAGTATTTACCAGGGTGCCATTTTTTATCTTTACCTATGTATTTACCAGCTTGGCCGTCTAGAATGTCCCAAGAAGTAACAGCAGGATAGTAACTAAAACAATTCCATAACTGTAACTCATCAAGTCTACGCCTAGGAACCTCTTGCGCTTTAAAACCTCTTTGAATGAATGCAGATATCGGGAGACGATAGAAGACAGCTCCATTTTCCATAATTCCATGAAAAAGAATAGCACGCCCCGTAATAGCCGTAATGCCAAATATAATACAATCTTCGACTTCACCATGATGGCTTTTAAGATCATATAAATATTCTCTCCTGATTTGTGCATACTCCGGTGGTATGTTCGCATTTAAATAAGCCATAATTAAAAAAAGTTCTTGTCAATGTCATCCTCACCCTCTATTGAACCCCAGTTCTCACCTACTTCACAATCTACTTTGTTTGGAACCTCTAGATTAACAGCATTTTCCATAATCTCAATTATTTTTTTCTTTTTGTTTTCATCTTCAATCGAGATATCTAACTCGTCATGTAGTTGCACCTCTGGTATTATACCCTCTGCATGTAAATTTACCATGGCTTGTTTTGTCATATCAGCCGCAGATCCCTGTATAAGTTTGTTTAAGGCTTTGTACGTAAATGCTCTTCTTATCTGTGGTCCATATTCAGTATATGCTTCGTCATGTGGAAGCGGTTTATGTACACCAAACTGAGCTGGCTCCCATAAATTAAATCTACAAGATCTACCTAATAGTGTTCTAACTCTACCTCTATCTTGTGCTCTATTCATAACTTGTTTTATAAGTTTTTTCACAAAAGGGACTTTGTAATCATACTCTGCTAAAATTCTTTTTGCTACTTGTTCATCATTTATACCTAATTGTGCTTGAAGTTTTGCTTTACCCATACCATAAAATAATCCTAGACTAATTGCTTTTGCTTGTCTTCTCTCTAATCCTGTTATGTCAGCTATTTCAGAATGGAAATCAGGAGCTTCAGCACTTCTGTATCTTTCTAACATATCACCCATACCTGTCATTCCAGGTGTTATAGATGCAAAGTGAAGTACAAGTCTTGGCTCTTGTTGTGAGTAATCAAAACACCCCCATTGGCAACCTTCCTCTGGTATAAATATAGATCTTATGCCCATACCAACTTCAGAATAGTTTGGTAATTGTTGTAAGTTTGGATGTGAATAAGACAACCTACCTGTCACCGTACCACCTTGATCTCCTTTTAATTGGTGTATATCAGCGTATATTCTACCTTTGTAAACATAATTTTTTATGGATTCTAAAAAAGTATTTCTAAGTTTATCTAATTGTCTTGCATTAGCAATACTTCTTAATATTTTGTTCGGGTGATTTGCTAAATAGTTTTTTGTGAACGATGGCTTGTTTGTTTTTTCTGTTCTTTCATAATCACGTATACCTAAAGTATCACACACTTTTGCTATGTTTGCGGCAGCCCATATTTCAGGATGAAAGCCTACTGCTTCTTTCACTCTTTGTAAGTTACTTTCTATTGTTCTTTTAAATTTATTTTCTAAAACTTCTACGTGAGCTTCATCTATTCTTACACCCTTCCATTTCATATCTATTAGCACAGGTAAAGTTTTAGTTTCTAACTCTACGATAGAAGAGAGGTCTTGTGTTTCTATTTGTTTCTTTAATTCTTGCCAAAGTTCCAACGTTATCTCTGCGTCTTTCTCCGCGTATTCACCTACATACATCGCAGGTAATTTGTACATCTCTGCTTTTGGATCTATACCCCAATCTTTTGCAGCCTGTTGTAATGTTGCTTCGTCTTTTCTCATTCCTGTAAAATCAAAAGCCACAGAGTTTAAATCGTATCTAAATCTGTTTTCATCAACAAGTGATGTCATAACCATGGTATCAATGATTGTTCCGTGTACCGTGAGCCCTAGTCTTCGCAACCAGATCATATCGTACATGGCATTATGAAATATTTTATCTGCACTTGTTTTAAGAACATCTTGAAACCAACCCAGAACCTTTTTACGTTCTAAATTAGGACCGTTCTCATGTGCTATCGGATAATATCCAGACCAATTCTTTACGGCAATAGCTATACCTACAACATCACCAATGCCTCTTGTAGCTGCGGTGCCTTTTGTTTTAAGATCAGGATCTTTTGTTTCTAAGTCAATCGCAATCTCATCGTACTTCGATAAGTCAGGAAACTCATCCGGACACACCCATTCCGTCTGTGGTTTAAATATTGGTATCTGCATAGTCCCTCTCAAGAATCATTTCTAAATAATGTATTGCCTTCTTTATATCTTCCTCACCACCTTTTGCAGTGTGTCTGCATATGTACTTAATAGCCGATCCTTCCGCGAAAGGCAACCTATTCTTGTTAATGAACTCACTTGGCTGAAAGGCCATTCTCTTGTAGTGAGATCCTCCTATTTGTTTTTTATAACTGTTCATATTCCACATTTAAAAGAGGAAAGATTTTTGATTTCGGTGGTTGATAAATAATCAACACCTTTTTTGCCCTTGTGGCACCTACGTAACAGTTCCTTACCTCTTCATCCTCCTGTTCATCTGTCCCGTTACGAAAGGCATTGAGGGCTAACTTGCCCCAATCCCATGATAAAACAACAACATCTCTTTCCATGCCTTTAATTGCATGTATTGTTGATACTAAAATATTTGATTTTAAATTTCTGTCTTTTTCCCAACATGTTTTAACGTACTCAGTATAATCTTCATCATCTTCAAACAAAGCATTAGGTCTATCTTTAGATTTTTTTCTTTTTGTTTCAAACGTTAAGCATTCATGCCACGGTTCGTTTATGTCAGCTAATAAATAGTATTTGTTTTTTAATTCTTCATAACTAAATTTTTTATCTTTGTTACTAAATTCATCTGGACATGTATCTTTGTTGGTTAAAAAAGTTTTCTTACCTTTTTTAATTAGACCATCTTTCAATCTACCATATAGCTTTATGACATCTTTCCCTGAAATTGAGCCACCTGTTTTTAAAATATGCCAATTGTTTATTGATTGTGCATCATCACTATTAATACTACCAACAAAACCTACATTCTTTGCTTTTCCACTAAATTTTTGTTGCCATGTTATACCCTCACTTTTTAAAAAATTTACATAGTCTCTACAACCCATTCTTGTTCTAGCACAAAATATTATACTCGTTGTTTCTCCAACTCTTCTTCTCAAATCAGATAAGTTTTCTGTTGTATATATTTTACCTGAGTCTTTTTTTACTACTTTATATTTATTACCCATTCTGTTTTTGATTTCTGGTATAAGTTCTGTAGTTACAAAATGATGTATATTGTGCGGTAATCTATACGTCTTGTCTAAAATAGTTATGTCTTCTTCCCTGCAAGGCCATTTTTGAAACGTGGTTACTTTTGCACCTTTCCAGCCATATATGGCTTGGTCATCATCTCCAACTAAATGCAATTCTTCTGTATTTTTAGCTATCTTTTTTATAACAGACCATTCTAAGTCTGTTAGATCCTGCACTTCATCCACCATAACCATTTTGTATTCTCCAAACTTAACTTTGTCGTCAAGAGCTTTGTAAAGCATATCTTCAAAGTCTATTAAAAAGTTTTGGTTTTTGTAATTGGTGAGGTTTCTATGTGCCCACTTAATATCAGCTTGTTTTATTTTTGAATATTTGTATTCGTTTGACTCATTGTAAAAATTAATAATTTCTTCCGTTGTGTGGTTCATACTATGTCTTGCTAAACCTATTAAACTAAATATTGTCCCTAATTTTTTATCTTCTACCTCTGACCAACCTACACAATCCTCTTCATTCATAGATAATTCACCATCTATAAATCTCCAATTAGATTCATCTATCTTTAATTTATTTTTAAAATCTGTTTTATATTCAGAGGTAAAGACGTTTTTGATAGGAAGTCTGTCAAGACAGTATTTGTGAATTGTTTGAATACTTTCAGCCTGCTCGTCTGTAAAGTTTAATTCTTCTATTGCTCTTTCTTGTAAATTTTCTACCGTTGCTTTAGCAAAACCAACTAATAAAACTTGACTTGGCTTTAAACCTTCTCTAAACTTTTGTCCTAATCTTTTTAATATTTCAGTTGTCTTGCCACAACCAGGTCCACCTAAAACTTTAAATGTTCTCATCAATACTCCGGCGCTGGGAAGTTAACATCATTTTGTTCCACTTCCTCCTCTACGTTAAATTGTTCTGGATTCACTACATAAACCCATTTTTTTATATTACCTTCTACGTGTATCTTTTCTCTTGATACACCTACAGTTTCTTTCAACATAATATGTGTTTCATTTTCTGTCTTTTTCCATTCTTGGTTTTTAATAAAATCATAAAAACCCGTAAACATAAAGTACAAAAGTTTTTTGTTTTCATCAAAGTAAGGTTGTCCCCGTAGTATTCTTTTTATGTCTCTAGTTCTTCTCATTTTAAAACCAAAAGAATCTAATAAGCTTCTTAACTTATATGTCGGACTACTCTCCTCCGGTGCATCTATTGGTGTTGCTTTCACTTGCAGTGTTCTTATCTGTAAGTCCCAATTCTTAACTTTAGGTGGTGTCTTACCTGTTTGTTCTGTAGCTTGCTCTCTTGCTAAGTCTTGTCTCACTAATTCTTTTGATGTTAGTTTTACAACCTCACCATTAAAACCTAGATACCAAATCTTTGGGAAAGATTTTACAAAGGACAGTGGTCCGAGTGCAATGTCTGAGTTACCGCCTGCACCTCCAACACCAAACTTTCTAAGCATGCATTGTTCTCTGTTGCAATGTGGCTTTAACCAATCTTGATTACATCTATATGGGTAATCTTTCTTGTCTCTTGATTCTATAACTTTGTTTACTTCGTTGTAACCTAGATTAGGATTAAAAAATTTTTTGTTATAATCACCTGTCTTATCTTTCCATTTGTCTCCATGTGCTAATTTTATATATCTAGTCATGTCTAACATAACTTCATTTCTTTGACTTTCTGATACACCGAACTTAGATAGAGTTTGTAGACAAGGTGGTCCATCTTTGAACCACTCTCCACTATCTCCTTCATCGATGTTTGATTTTAATTTTTTAAGTTGGGTTAATGTTACTTTGCTTTTTTCATATATTGTAAAAAATTCTTGTATTGTTGCAGGTTCTCCATTTTGTTTAATCATAAATCTTTCTGTGCTTTCTGCTTTGTAATAAGGTAAATTAATCCAACTACCTGCTGAACCTTTATCTAAATCTATATATTTTTGTACAGGAAATATTTTATCTGGTTTGCAACTACCAAAAACATTTTTAATGCTATGTAGTTTCTCTCTTAACAGTAAAGCTTTTACAGGCTTGTCAAGAAAAATATATACGTGTATGCCACCGCTTTTTGACTTGAAAGGTACGAGAGGAACATTTATACTTTCGAGTTTTTTAAAAAGTTCTTTGTAATTCGGCTTGTAATCATCTAAATCTACAGCACCCCACGTACACTCACTGTTTTTATTTATTGGACATATACCTAAACTGTCTGCCATTGTTGTTTTTTTGTTTGGCAGTTTAACTTCAAAAGATTCTCCGTTGTAATGTGCTTTCCACATTTCAAGAGTATGAGAATAGTTTGAAGTAAAAGATCTACCCGATCTTTTTTCTCCGTCACTTTCTTCTCTGTCTATAATGTGGTAGCCGAATCTTTCTTCTAACCCATTAAATATATTTCTAAACTTTTCTACACTCATAAAAATTCTGTGGGGGCGGATCCAGTCTCCCATCCCCGCCCCTTTATCTTCCAGTGGAAGTCTTTAGTACGGTGAATCGGATTTGGATTCTTGTTCTCCGTGTTTTACTTTAACCTCACCCTTCGAAACATTTGCTCCAAAGTCTTTGGCTATTTTGTAAATACCTGGATCACTGATTGGACCAACTCTAGCTACATCCCAACCAAACCAAGTGCCCTTGTCATTAGACTGTTGCACTGTTTTTAGTTTATAAATATGGCTATATGTTGGCGGTGTGAACATACCGTTTTTACCTTGCATCTTCAAACCCATCATCATTGAGTTCCATTTTCTACTCACTTTTAATTGAGTAGCTTTCATAGATATCAACGCTGTTGTTGGATTATCTCCAAGAATAACTACGAAGTGACTCGCTGTGTTTTCAAGATAGTTACCGTTTGGTAATCTGTCTTTGTTAAACTTGTCTCTTGTAGTTTGTGGTACGTCATCTCCAGCTTCGTATATTTTTACTGGAGCACCTTGGCTCTCACCTCTATCTTGCCATTCGATATACTGTCTTTTGTAGTGTACCGGAACGACATCTATCCCCTTTACGCCATCATAAATCTCGTTTGTCACGGTATTTATAATCATGCCAGGTTCTGCCCCCTCAACATGTTTAGCGTCCCTCTTGTTACACTCAGGGGATAATTGACCCAAGACTTTTAAAAACGGTAACGCAAGATCTTCTTGCGTCATGTTTAAGCCTTGGCCTGCATCAGCTTCAAAATTAACTGCAGCTACTGCATTCTCTTTTTTCTTTGTTACTTCACTCATGTTTATTGTTTCCTCTTTATTGTTGTTTTATTTCCAATGAATACATTGAAAAGTTCCGTTGGCATTTCTTTACCTGCCTCGATACGTTCACGGACTAACGCTTTTAGGGTCATAGGTTCGACTTTCAGTTTTTGGACTGGTTCCAAACCTTGACCCTTTGCAAGTTCGGCATAATCAGCCGCCTTGTTATCCTCGTTACGACCAAACGATACGGATATCTCATTTTTGATTATATCGCTTAAGCCATTCTCACGAAGCCAGTTAAACGCCGCTTCTTTATTTGCTTGTGTAATAGTGGCGCTGTAATTCGTTTTAACTTCTACAGAAGATCCATCCTGTAGTTTTAGATATGATAAACCCATTTCAGATAACATAGTCGGTATCACTTCACCTGATATGTGTTCTAAATGTTTTTTCTTTTGTTTGATTTGTTCTTCGTCCATCTCTATTGCTTTCTGGACGGCTTGCATTTCTTTTATTTTATCTGCAAGTTTGTTTATATTACTTGTTTTGTCTATGACCTGCTCTTGGTCTTTCTCAAAATCAATCGTCATTCTTTGCTCCTGTTCCGTACAAATCAATCTCTATTGGATAGTATCTCTTTTCTTGTCTATCCCACTTTAAAAGATTGTATCTGCCATTTGTTGTATCTGATACCAAACTACAGACAACACCTATTATAGCAGGATCTCCTGTTAATAACAAGTAGTCTGTGGGTTTGAAATCTTTTAATAAGTTTTTAAGTTTGAAAACTAATGGACCTGGAGAAAAAATCATTTGTGATCTTTCATCAAGTAAAAACTTTAACTTACCATATTCTGCTGCGCCCATAATATTAAATTTAGGACGACCATCTCTTGTCCCCGCAATTTCTTGCACGACATAAACAGTTGGTTTAGTTGTTTTTATTTCTTTGTAATCCATACTTTCAAAACTTTCGTCTTGACTTATTAATATAAACATATATCTATGTCAATAGAAAGATGAAATATAAATTTAAAACTAAGCCGTATGCGCATCAGTTAACTGCGTTAGAAAAGTCTTGGAATAGAGATACGTTCGCATACTTCATGGAAATGGGGACTGGCAAAACGAAGGTCCTAATTGACAATGTATCAATGCTTTATGATAAAGGCAGAATAGATGGTGCTTTAATTATTGCACCTAAAGGTGTTGTTGGTACGTGGTACAATCAAGAATTACCCACACACTTACCTGACCACATAGAAAATGTGACCGTTTTGTGGCAATCTAATATAAACAAAAAACAAGAAGAAAAGTTAAAAACTTTATTCGAAATAGAAACAGCTTTACATATTTTGATTATGAATGTTGAAGCTTTTAGTACAGACAAAGGTAGATTGTTTGCATCTAAATTTTTAAGATCACACAAAGCAATAGTTGCTATTGATGAGTCAACTACAATAAAAAATCCAAAAGCAAAGAGAACAAAAAATATTTTATCACTGTCACCCCTTGCAAAATACAGACGCGTTATGACAGGATCTCCTGTAACTAAAAATCCTTTGGACTTATATACTCAGTGTCAGTTTTTAGATATTAACCATTTAGGCCATGAGTCTTATTACTCTTTTAGAAATAGATATGCTTTGATGAAAAGTGCTAACATATCCGGTCGATCTATTAATTTAGTTGTAGGTTACCAGAACTTAGGTGAGTTATCAGATAAACTAAAACCTTTCTCATACAGGGTATTGAAAGAAGACTGTTTGGATTTACCAGATAAGATCTACATGAAAAGAGAGATACAGCTTACAGATGAACAAAAGAAACTTTATAAACAAATGAGACAGCAAGCTTTGGCTACGTTGAATGGTAAAACAGTTACAACCATGACAGCACTTACACAGTTAATGAGATTACATCAAATAACTTGTGGTCATTTCTCTGCCGATGATGGGACAATACAAGAAGTTAGAAATAACAGACTATCAGAATTGATAGATGTTTTAGAAGAAGTAGAAGGTAAAGCGATTATATGGGCACACTATCAACATGATGTGATGAACATATTTAAGTTGTTAGAGGAGAAGTATGGTCCGGGTTCCGCGGTCCACTACTACGGAAAGACGTTGCCTGAACAAAGGGACTATGCAATTAAGAACTTTAAGAACAATGACAAAGTGAGATTCTTTATCGGTACACCACAGACAGGTGGTTATGGTATCACGTTGGTGCAAGCTAACACTGTGATCTATTATTCTAATGGATATGATCTTGAAAAAAGAATGCAATCAGAAGACAGAGCACACAGAATAGGGCAAAAGTCAGCAGTGACATACGTTGATATTATAGCACAAGAAACTGTAGATACAAAAATTGTAAAAGCACTTCGTAAAAAAATTGACATCGCCTCAAAAGTTATGGGCGAAGAGTTAAGAGATTGGATTTAAGTTATAAATCTTTCTAATAAAAGTAATGCAACGGTCCCCACCGCTGTTAAAAGAACCCAATAGATTTTGTCTATCTTGCCACCCAATTTCTCTATATCGCTATGCATATGTTTCAAATGATTATTTTTTATTTGGCTGATGTCTTTACGCAAACCGGTGATATAACCGTACAAGGCTATGATGTGTTCTCTTGTGCTTTTAGGGTCTATTGCCATTAAGTTCTAGTCCTTTGTCTTATAATTTGTTCTTCAGGCGATAATAAAGCTGTTTCAGTTGCTGTCAACCCAGTAGTTGGTATTACGTCTGCTCTAGGCGGCGGTGCTATAACTGCACCAGATTGAGGTATTTGAGGTGCTGCTATAGGTGCAGGAGCATCCTGTAATAGATAATCTCCTGGTTCGATAAGTTTGTCAAAATTAAAATCTAATCTTAGATTGTTAAAAATAAATCTTAATTGTTGTAGTGTAGGAAAAGCTATTCTGAAAGGGTTAGGCTCACCTATATTTCTAGATATTTCTTGGAATCTTGCTTGTATGTCTGCTGAAGGGAAATAAGGTTTGAATACTCCTTTGTTCAAAGCGTTGTACGTATCGTCTGATAATTGTCTTTCTTTAAACTCTTTTTTAAGATTACCTGTTGATACACCTAGTAATTGTGCTGCTTTTAAATCTCTATACATTTCTTTTTGAACGTTGAATCTTGCTCTGTTACTAGCAATAAATCTTTCAATAACATCATTTGGTTTTTTCTTACCACCAGATAACACACCAAAAGCACCACCAGTAAATTCTCTTCTGGCGTTACGAATACCTTTTTGATAGTTGGTAATTTTGAAACCCATTGAATCTAAAGGTTTTATATCTACACCTCTAAAACCAAAGAAGCCTGCAACCTCTGGTAATACTCTATATTCTTCTCCTCTTTTACCTACACCAAGGAAAGGACCAACAGTATCTGTTGCACCTAAACCTATTCTTACAAACTGTTTGTATGAAGGTGCTAACGCTGTAGCTAAGTGTCTTATCTGTATTCCTAATTTATCACCTGCTGCTGTTTGTTCCGTGTACAGTTGTCTACCGTCCTGTGTTCTACCACCTCTAAACCAAATGTCATTCATGGCTTCTGTAAAGATAGACTCAGATATAAATGGATCTGATATCTCACCAAAGGCTTCTATACTACCTCTTACAAAACTATCTAATAAAGCTTTTTCATTCTCTTCACCTTTTTGTACATTGTTCAACAATGTAACAAACGGTCTAGCTAAAGTATCGTAGGCGTTACCATGGCTGAAGTCTACATACATAAGATCTCCGTTTTCTTTTCTGATAGGCACGATCGTAGAGTTTTGTGACCACTCTGGTAAAAATCTTTTCATAGCTTTTAGTTCGTCTTCTGTAATGTCGTATAAAGCTCTAGCTCCTTCTGCTACTGCAGTTGGTACCACTACTGTAGTTGTAGCCATACCAGCTATTCTTTTTAGACCAATACCTTTCAGTGGGTTTGTACTATCAAAATAATTTAAACTGCCTGTTACAGGGTCTTTTATTTCTTTTAATGCACGTTCTACTATGTTTGTAGATGTCCTTAATATTTCAGAAGGGAACGACATGAAGTTACCAAAAGGTAAAACACGTAACGCTCTAACTGTGTCAGATACATATGCGTAGTTTGGCACTGTGTTTCTAACAATATCAGCTGCTTCTTCTTTTAATTGTTGCGGTGTTCTAGATACATTTGCATTTTTGTAAGCGTTAGTAAGACGCTTTCTTTCAATAGCATAGTTATAAATTTTAAATAAATCGTCCTCTGCTACGTATAAATCTTGGAAAAACTTTTGTCCTTTTTTAAGTTTGTTTAACATAGGACGTAAGAAGTTATCTGTGTTTAGCATACCCTCACCGAATTTAACGTCTCTTAATAAGTTCATTAAGTCTCCGATTTGAACTTGTGAGTTTACAACACCTAGTTCTAATAGTTCTTGATATGTTTTATCAGCTGCTTCACTTCTTGTACCAACCTGCAGTGCTCCAAAAGATTCTTCAAAAGCTTCTTTAATTAATGCAGGGTTTTCAAATAATGTTCCGTTTGCACCGGCAAATGCACCAGCGCTAAACACGTTACGTAAGTGTGTTGGTATAGATAAAACTGTTTTTGCTATTTGAGATAAACCTTTTGGAAACAAGATCATATTTCTGTATCCCCATGTTATTATTTTCTCTGGTAGTGATGCACCTTCTCTTTCACCTCTGAAGAATGCACTAACATTGTTTGAGTTACCTATGCCTTCAGCTATATCTTTAGATGTAAAAGAACCTTTAAGTGGATTAATAACACCAGGTGTATCTCTTACATAATCATCTAATGAAACTATCTCTTGGTTCGGTAAATTTTTTATTGCATCGTTTTTGCTACCATAAAAAAATCTTCTTTGATCTTTTGGTATTGCATTGTTTGCTCTTAACAAGTCACCAAAGAACTGTGTTTTTCTTGCCATAGCTGATAGTTTTGTCATTGCATTAAAGACTGAGTATCTTGGGTCTTGTATCTCACCAAAAAGCTCTCTAAATACTTTACTACCTCTACCAATAACTTTCGGTACGTTTGGATCTCCACCAGCATATTTGCCTTTAGTTACCGTTCTAGCAAAAGTTTTTAATACATCAGGTGTCTCTGCTCCTGCCGTGAGATTAACATATTTGAAAGCAGGTAGTTGTCCTTTTGGTTTTGTTTTAGGCACACTGTCTAACACAGCAGCCACCATAGCTCGTCCTTCTTGTTCTGTAATTTCATTTACAGTTTTATTATTTCTTTGTGTAAATTTAGAATATCTTTGAAATAATCTTACAGCTCTGTTTATAGCTTCGTCAGTAGGTTCATAGTTTGCAAAAGGTAGAATAGATTTTTCGTTGAATATTTTATAGGTGTTACCAAGATATTGTTTTACTCTATCACCCATAATTTCTTCTAATTCTTTTATATTTGTTTTTACTTGACCTGGTGAACTACCTTTTTTTATGAAGTCTAACAATTCTACAAACGCACCCCTTGAATTTGTTATTGCGTTATACATCTTATCTATTTTTTCTTGAGGCACTTTTTTATCTTTCATTGTTTGAGTTATCTTTTGCCAAGAAGTTTGATCTATTTTATTTCTTAAATTACCTTTAAATAAAACCTCGTCTAACTCTGAAAGAAACTGATCTTTTTCTTTTTGTAATGATTTGTCAAAAACTCTTTGAGTTGTAGGAAACATCTCATCTATTTGCTGTGTCATGTAGTTTGAAAGAGACTCTGCTTTTTTTGCGTCTCCCATCTTTCTACCCATTTGTTTCATCTTAGCTTCAAATACTTCTTGTGGTTTTCTACCTCTAGCTCTAAAAGCACCACCAAGTTTATCTACAAGTCTTAAAAACTGACTGTCGCTGTAAGCTAAATCTTTACCTCTTAACGCTAACTCCTTAGCACCTTTACCCACACCATAAACAAACGGTGTAATTAAAACACCTTCTGATGAAAATCTAACTCTGTTTAATAATTTACGGAGAGCTTCTCCTCTATTTGTAACACCTTCTTCTCTATCTATTTTTGTTGGACCGCCTAACATATCACCAAACGTTCCTATCTTTTCTATATCAGCAACAAAAGCTTCACCCGCTGCACCACCCATAACACCAGCAGCAAATCTTTTGTAACCTGCTTTGTTATTTAAGTCTGACGTTTTTTTTAAACTTTTTTGTAAATTTGGATTTTTTAAATCTAAAAGATTTCCAGATTTTTTTGCTTTCAAAGCTTTGTCAGCTATTTTTTGACCTAGTTTAAAACCTACACCACCAGGTATACCTATTGATGTAAAAGCTTCTGTGAGTTTACCTATAGCTCTTTCTTCTGCTATTTCTTCAAATGGGTTTAGCTTATCAAAAAATTCTTCTACGCTAGCTGCTGTGTTTGTGTCTGCACCAAGATCAAATAATTCTGCAGCTAAAGAAAATACACCTTCAGGTACTTTAATTAAACCTGATAAGATTCCTGCTGCTCCTGATATGAAAAAATTTGTTTTATTATTTTTTTCAGCATCTGAGAGAGGATCATAGTATTTGACCATTTGTCCTCCTATGCCTGTGGTTCGTCTATATCAAAAGCTTCTTGTGGCTTTAGATCTTTAAATATATTTGGTTTTGATGGTTGTTTGTAAGTTGGAAAACCTGTAAACTCCTCTTCCTCTTCTGGAGCATCACCTTCATTTCCTGGTAAATCATTTCCCATAGGATCTACTTCTGCTAATAAAACTCTGTTTCCTTTACCTTTTTCTACTCTAACAAATTTAGTTACATCTCCTGTTAAAGGACTATACAAAGCAAATACTACTCCTGCATCAGGATTTAAACTTGATATTGTTTTTACAATATTTTGACCGTCTGGAACTATTTGACCGGGTGCGTTGATAGCATTATTGGCTTCTAAAATTGCTTGTAGTTTAGTAGCAACAACAGGGTTTCCTGCTTCTGGAAAGTTTTGTAATGCTTTTTCAGCGTCTAATTTTACTCCAGCTATATCTTTTTGAGCTTCTAATCTCTCTCTTTGTAAATCTCTGTCAAACTCAAACTGTCGTTCTTGACCTAATAACTGAGCCATGATTTCTCTTCTATTTGCAGCTGAGGCTGCTCTAGTTTGTTGATATCTAGCAAATGGATCTCTAGCTGCTACCGCTGCTGTTTGAAATATATTTCCTTGCGGTGGTGTAGACAATAAATTTAAACCAAAGTTTGTTAAAAAATCAGATCTGCTATAATCAGGTGTTGGAGCTTTTTGATCTAATTCTTTTAAAACTTCTTCTACTGATCCACCATTATCATAACGTTTTCTCATACCGTCCATGATGCCTGCATTTTCAGTGCTGCCACCCATTCTAAACATTGGTCTTTTTAAAGTTCTACTCATATTATCTTGGTTTTTGAAATAAACCTCCCACCGTAGAAGCTACTCCTAAAGCTGTTTGTAATGGTGTTAGGTTAGGTGTTTGTGATACTTGGCTAGAACCAGGATATCCAGATATTAATTGTGCGATACCTCTGCCGTAAGTATCTAATCTAGTTTGTGGTTCAAACGCTTGTAATCTATTGGCCTCTGCTTGTGCATCTAAGACTCTTTGTTGTTGCAATTGTTGAGCGGCGCCCACCTGACCCAATGATGCAATGTCTGCTCTTTGTAATTGTGGAACAGCTCCAGCTAATCCTGTTTGTGCTTCAAAGATACCAAATCTATTTTGTAAATCTTGTTGTCTTGCAGCTTGTGCTTGACCAAAACCTTGTTGTAATAATCCTGCTTGTAGTAAAGCTCTTTCTCTATCTGCACCTGATCCGTATTCAGCAAGTTGTACACCTGCTCTACCTGCACCAAGAACACCTAATTTAGCTTGTTGATCTCTTAAAGATTGTTCTTGTATAGCTCTGTTTCTATCAAATTCTGCAAGTGTCGTATCAATAACAGATGATTGATATGGTGACATAAAATCTGAAATAGTTCCTGCACCTGTTCCTGCTCCAGAACCTAACATACCTTGTGCACCTGCTAATGTTGTTTGTGCTTGTTGTAAAAATGGTTGATATGATCCTACACCTTGTCCTGCAAGTGTAGCTGCTTGTGTTTGTAAAGGATCTTGTGCTGCAACTTGCGGTGCAAATCTAGATGTATCTAATGGTACAGCTGTTAATCCTGCTAGCTGTGTTCCGTAATCCTTGGCTAGATCATCTATGAAACTTGGTGCCTGTGTTACCGATCGTGCTATTGCCATTATGCTATTCTGTCCTCTAGTTTTTTCATTGTTGCGTACATTTTGTCAGCGCCTTTGTCGATGTTTCCACCTCCTGCTGCTCTAACTGCATCTGCAGTAAATACAAATTCATTTTTTGATAGTCTTGCTGGTACGTCATCAGCTTTTTCTGCTCTACCTATTGGCACAAAACCACCACCTCTTAAATCCATTTCCATACCACCCATGTTCATCATGCCGCCTTCAGCTTTGCCCATATATTTCTTTTGTATTTTTTTCATAGCTTCTTGTTCTGCAAAATCAGCGACATCTTCTGGGTCTTCACCTTGTTTTAATAACTCTCTTATTTTTAATCTTACGTTATAATCAAAATCTTCACCCATGTTGTCTACAATTGCATCCATAATACCGCCTTCAGCCATTTTCATGAGTCCACCATTTTTAGCTTCTGGTAGTTTATCTATCATCATTTTTCTTTTCATGTATTCTTGAAAGTCTCTAAGTATTTGATCTTGCATTGCACCCATGTCTCTTTGTTTCATATCTTGTAAAAATTCTTCGAAGTCTTTTTGATCACCCATGATACCACCGTCTTGGGCTTGTTCTCTTTTAATCATAAAATCTTGAGGTGCGTTCGCTGCAAATGAAGCTTCTATTTCTGCTGGTGTAAATTTTCTAGCTTCTACGTCTGGTAAAAATCTTAAACCTATAGCTTGTCCTACTTTTGGATCTGTTATGTTTGCAAGTTTACCAATGCTTTGTAAATTTAATCCTACGTCTTGACCCGTGTACAATGGATCTTCTTTATCTTTTGTAAATGCTCCGGCTAATAATCCTGATATTATAGGTAAAGCAACTTGTGATGATAATAAACCACTAAGGGCGCCACCTTGTCTCTGTGTTGTTCCTGGAGTTACAACGGGTTTACCATCTTCGCCTACAGGTGTTTTTTTACCAAATAAAAAATTTGATAAAGGTTGTGTGTTGCCTTTACCAAAAGCTTTTTCTAGCCGATCAACTCTCGCTTGTGATTCAGCTTCTTGTTGTTCTGCAGTTTTACCAGTAAGCGCTCTTTCAACAGGGTCTTTAATATACTTTTGAAAGAACGAACCTATACCATAGGCTTTTCTACCGTCGTCACCCATGAGTCCGCCGTATGCTCTTAACTGTCTATTCATTTGAAATCTAGATATTGCCATAGTTTTGTCACATTACTTGGTTTTAGGGAACAAATCAAGCGCTGGCATGATTACTTTGACATCTCTTCTAATGTCGGCTTCTGGCACGCCTTTTGCTTTCCATTCCTCTTCTGTATTGTATTTTTCACCTGTTTTCAAGTTAGATATTGTCGTTATTATCTCTTTTGGTTTTAATACTTGCATTATGTCGTTACCTCTCTTGGTTCTATTTCTAATATGGATGCTATTACATGTAGCCTATCTGCATGGTTTGTTTGAACCTTCAAAATCTCTCCCTCTTCCATAACAAGGGGTTGAGTTAAAAGTTGTAAGGTTTCGTGTCCTGAAACACTTTTTGAGTCAAACAAACTGAATATATTACCTGACGTATCAACTAAAGTTACAGTAATAGTGCTAGATTGGTTAGCATCATCAGATACTAAAATGGCTTTTACAACAGCTGTCTTAAATGATGGCACTGTGTACAGTGTCGTAAGATCTGTAGTCGTTAAATCTACTTTTTTATTTATAAAACTATTTGCCATTAATTTATAAAGAAGTTAAATGCTTCTATTTCATCCTTTAATTCTTGTTGATACGTTGTGTTTAATTTTTGTATAACACCATCGAGATCCCTAACCTGTGCATCAGCTACAGATTGTTTGTAGGTTTCACTTGGTCTTGTTAATACTTGTACTATCTTTGCCATTATCTATATAAACTTGCTAGTCCTCCATATCTAAATGATCCCATTTCATCTGATCCTCCTGGTCCTGATGATCCAGGGGAGCCGCCTCCGCCTCCGCCGTTTGAGCCAGAATCACTACTACTATCATCATAGTCATATGCTGGTGCAGGTGATGGTGTGCTAATTGCAACTTCATCATATACATTACCTGTAACTTCACCTGTTGATTTGTTTGTAATATCTCCAGTGTTGTAATCAATATCAGTTCCAGAATCCATACTACCTAAAGTATCTTGAACATCTGCAAACTGCATGCCTTCCCCTGTAAATGTTCCTCTAACATCTTCTGGCTGTATTGTTGGACCACTAGGTTTTTCAAAAAAACCTAAACCTTTTTTAGCCGCAAAGTTTTGACCTAAAGTTAGAGCTAATGGTCCAAACACAGGTCCAAGAATAGCTTGCGCTATCAAAGACATGATTCCTTGTTTAGCTATGCCACCAAAAGTTGTTGGTCCTTTACTTGTTTCTTCATCTCCTTGCCCAGTGATACCACCTCCAGTTAATATATTAAATTGATTTTCTCTGTATTTAGCAGGATTCAATAATCTATCAGCGCCTCTTGAAACTAAACTACCTAAAATTAAATTTTGTATTGACATTATCTTCTACCATCCGGTTGTATATCTAATCTAAACGTTCCAAGTTTCCAATCTTGTCCTGTTCCTGTGTTCTCTACTTTTAAAGCTATAGCTCTTGCTCTCGCTCTAGTATCTACTTTGTTTGTTGATGAATTAATTGTAAAAGGTCCAAGTGATGAACTAGCAGAAGCATCATTAGAATAGTTACGTAAGTTTAGTGTAACTTGTGAGTTACCTGTTTGTGAAATAAAGTCTGGTACGAATCTTCTTATCTTCATAATAAACTCACCATCTCCTCTAAGATCTGCAACACCTGTCGTTGCTCCTCTTTGTGTTCTCTGTGTGATATCAAAATCACCAGACAATATATTTGCAGTGATAGCTGTTACTGCTCCACCTTTAACCTGATCAGTTCCTGTCTCGTGTTGAAAGTATGTTGTAATACCATCAGTATTCCCTTGTACATATGTGGATGAACTAGATCCTTCTACACCATCTGCATCGTATTCCATAGCATGCGGATGACCAAACACAGCAGAGTCAGCCCACGCTGTTCTAGCTAGTGTGCCTACTGTCCATATAGGTCTTTGCGGTGATGAATCTTGATAGTTATAACAAACCATTCTATTTACCACAGCAGAGTTTGATGTTGGATAGAACCACATAATTTCACCAAACAAATTATTAAGTCCTGCGGCTATCATTTGATTACCAGAATCTAAATTAACATCATCATAAACATAATCCTCAACTAAACACGTTAAAGATTCTAATGCACCGGCATATCTAAAGAATCCATTCTCTGACATCCAATATGCAGCACCATCTACTTCAACAGCTGCGTTCTTACCAATCAAACCACAGTTAGTTCCAACTTGCACGAATGCAAATGTAAATGGTTGACCAACAAAACGCATTAAGAATAAAGCTGTGTCTGTGTAAACATAGATTGCATCTCTACCTCTAATGGCTCCCATGATCCGTGATCCGTCGGCCAGTCTTTGTGTACCTGCTGTATTGGTTGCTGTAGGTGTATAAGTATTAATATCTTCTTGATCCGAGAATCTAATGAACATATCGTCTTGTGTAGACTTATCACCGATTGTTGTTTCTGTACCGAAGAATACTAAGTGTCTGTCCGGTGTAGATACAATCATGTGTCTTGATGCTGTTGGTGCACCTGAAATAATTGTAGCTCTTGTTGATGTTGCATCTGTAGCTGCAGAGTTCCATTCAAAACATTCACCGTCTACAATTAAACAAATAGCTTTGTCACCAAAGTTATCAATAGACCACATACCAGGGTCAACAACTAAGTCTCCTGATGCTGCTTCACCCCACGCCACATAGTTTGAAGAGTTGGTTACTGTAGCTCCTGCAGAGTGTGATGCTGCTGTTGTATTTCTAACTCCTCTAGTGACACCTGTAAGTGTGTTTGTAGAGATACCTGTGTAAGATATTTCTTCAGTTCCTATTTGTATAAAGTTTGTACCTGATGATGGAAACTGTGATGCATCAGTTAGTGTTACAGTTGTTGTAGAATCATTTATATCTGCTGCTAAGGTAGTTGTAAAAGCCCCTACTTCTTGTCCGCCCCAAGAACCAAGTGACCAACCAAAACCCTCTGCTTGCACATCTGGTCCAACTGTATAATAGTGTTTAACTCTGATACCGCCAGATTGTGTAGCACCAGATCCTGTTTCAGCTGATGGCATTGTAATTGTAATCTTGTTTGATGATGGCACAGTTGTTACCATAAATCTAATGTCATCAAAATCAGATGCACCGAAATTTGAACCTGTGATTGATGAAAAGTTATCTAATAAAACAATATCTCCTGCTGTAATACCGTGATCACCGGAGAAGTTTATAGTAACTGAAGTTGATCCGTTGACCGTGGTAAATGCATTAGTAAGTGTGTTTGTAGTTTTAATTGGATGTATGTCATAAAATACACCACCTGAATATGCGTATAAAATTCTATTTGATCCTATAATAGAATACTTTCTACCCAAACTATTTGTAAATTGATGTAAAGCTCTTACAGCTCCTGTAACATTATCTGCTCCAAGCTGTTTCCAACCACCTATTTTTTCAGGAAAAAGATATCTAAAACGGACATTATCACAGTCTATCCATTGGCTTTCTCCACCAGTGGCTGTGACTTGTTTATTTATACCAGGTAAAAAGTTAACCTTCTGTAACATAGAACTCCAGATTATATTAGGTTGCGTTGATTATCAACCAGTTTTGGGTATACCCAATAGGGGTCTTTTATCATACAAATTGGTCTTTGCAAACCTTCCATCTGCATGATTATAGTGAAGAAACACTTGACCACATAGGTCGCCTTCAAATGGTTTTCTCCAGTGCTCTAGCTCACAGCCAGAATAGATAAGCATATCACCAGGTTTCAGATTAACCTCTACACCAATATGTGCACCTGGTTTATGTATACTTTTGTATTCATCAATAACATTATTCTCTCCTGTTGGATCAATATAGATTGGCCAAGGATCGCCACCTAGATTCAGTGTTGTAGATATTTCACAGCTAGGTCTATCTTTATGTCTTCTTAAGATATTACCTTTCCTATAAAGTCTTGTGTAAGAATATGTTGGTACTAATTTAAGTCCTGTTTTCTTCTGCATCACATCTATGGTTTTGACTAACAATGTTTCCATAAATCTATCT